GTGGCCGGAGAGCCGCGACTTCTTCGTGTTCCTCGCGGGCCCGGACAAGTCGCTGCCGCCGGAGAGCGCTTTTTCGCAGGCGCACTACGACCACGTGATCGAGAAATTCGGCCGCCCGGCGCAGCTGGGCCGTTACCAGACATTCTTCCTGGACTCGATCACGCAACTGTCCCGTCAGTGTTTTGCGTGGTGCAAGACACAGCCTGGTGCCACCAGCGACCGTTCCGGCAAACCCGATCTGCGCGCAGCCTATGGGTTGCTCGGCCAGGAAATGGTCAGCGCCTTGACCCACCTCCAGCACGCACGCGGCAAGAACGTGGTGTTCGTCGCCATCCTCGACGAACGCCTCGATGACTACAACCGCAAGGTGTTCGTGCCGCAGATCGAAGGCAGCAAGACCAGTCTGGAGCTGCCCGGCATCGTGGATGAGGTCGTGACGCTGGCCGAGATCAAGGCCGACGACGGCAGTGCCTACCGCGCCTTCGTCACGCACACCGTCAATCCCTACGGCTTCCCAGCCAAAGACCGCAGCGGTCGCCTCGACTTGCTGGAGCCGCCGCATCTCGGCGCGCTGATCTCCAAGTGTGCTGGCCAGTCGCCAGCGCCCGTCAGCAGCGGCATCTCCACCACAGAAAACACCACCGAATCCAAGGAGTAATCGCCATGTCGTCCAACTATTTTGATTTCCAAGATGCCGATCCCCAACAGTCGGGCTTTGACCTGATCCCCAAGGGCGCGGTCGTGCCAGTGCGCATGACCATCAAGCCCGGTGGCTATGACGACCCGGAACAAGGCTGGGGCGGCGGCTACGCCACCGAGTCTTTCGAGACCGGCTCCATCTATCTCGCAGCCGAATTCGTGGTCACGGCTGGTGATCACGCCAAGCGCAAGATGTGGTCGAACATCGGTCTGCACTCCAAGAAGGGCCCAACCTGGGGCCAGATGGGGCGCAGCTTCATCCGCGCCGCGCTCAACAGCGCCCGCAACGTCCACCCCCAGGACAACAGCCCGCAGGCCGCCGCCGCGCGCCGCATCCAGGGTTTTCATGAACTGGATGGCCTGGAGTTTCTGGCCCGCGTGGACATCGAAAAAGACAGCAAGGGTCAAGACCGCAACGTGGTCAAGATCGCGGTCGAGCCCGATCACTCCGACTACGCAAAGCTGATGGGCGTGCCGTTCAAGGCTCCGGGAACTGGAAATTCCGGCGCTCCGACGCAGGCCGCTGCGCCTGCGTATCAGGCACCGACTCCGCAACGCGCACCCGTGACGGGTAAGCCGTCTTGGGCGCAGTGAGGGAGGCCGATGAAATGCTGGGTCTGCAAACGACAGGCCCGGGGATTCGGCCACACCGACAACCGTCACGGTGTCGGCAATCCCCGGCGCTACCCCATCGATTGGGTGTTCTGCTCGCAACGCTGCCAAAACGCGTTTCACGCGCTGTACGGCAACTGGCTGCGGGTCAAGGAAGGTCGCGTCGACAGCAAGGAGATCGTCATGATCGATCCGTCTGATGTCGAACTGGCCGCGATGAAGAAGTGCCTCAAGGCCTTCGGCGAGGCAGCGGGCGAGATCGGGTTCACCAAGCCGCTGGGCGACTACTCCGAAGCCGAGGCGCTGCAAGTGATCGACGCCATCGTCAGTTGCTACACCGAGGCAATGGTCGCGCACCACGAGGCAAGCAAGTACCCGCCGGTGCGTGGCATGACGCCTGCGCCCGACCCTCTGGCCAACCCGTTCGCGGATCTGGAGGACGACCTCCCCTGGGAAGAGCCAAAGGGGAGGAAGCCATGATCGACTTCAACTCCACATCAAGCATCTCCGGTCAGGTCACCGTCTTGGTCGACGCCGGGATGCAGCAGGCCCGCGCCCGCCAGTCCGAACGCCAGTACCTCGGGGCATCGCGTCTCGGCGTGGCCTGCGAGCGTGCGCTGCAGTTCGAGTATGCCAAGGCTCCGATTGACTACGGGCGTGATGTCCCGGGCCGGATGCTGCGCATCTTCGAGCGTGGGCATGTCATGGAGGACTGCATGGTCGCGTGGCTCCGGGATGCAGGCTTTGACCTGCGCACCCGCAACGCCGACGGTGAGCAGTTCGGTTTCTCGGTGGCTGACGGCCGCCTGCAGGGCCACATCGACGGCGTCATCGTCGGCGGGCCGGACGGTTTTGCCTATCCCGCGCTCTGGGAAAACAAGTGTCTGGGCAACAAGTCCTGGCGCGAGCTGGAGAAGAACCGCCTCGCTGTCGCCAAGCCGGTCTACGCCGCGCAAGTGGCGATCTACCAAGCCTATCTCGAACTGCACGAGCACCCGGCGATCTTCACGGCACTCAACGCCGACACGATGGAGATCTACACCGAGGCCGTGCCCTTTGACGCAGCCCTGGCCCAACGCATGTCGGATCGGGCGGTGAAGGTCATTACGGCCACCGAGGCGGGAGACCTCCTGCCGCGCGCCTTCAATGACCCGACCCATTTCGAATGCCGGATGTGCGCGTGGCAAGACCGCTGCTGGAGGACACAAGCATGAATACCTCGAATTTGAATCACGTACTTGGCGAGCAGCTGATCGACGTGCGCCAGGCTGCACTGATGTTCAACCTGCCGTCGTATTGGCTCTCACAAGCCAAGGAGCGACAGGAGCGTCGCATTCCGCATTACCGCGTCGGCAAACTGGTTCGCTTCAAGCCCAACGAACTGGAAGCCTGGATCGCTGCACAGCAGACAACACACGAGGGTGCTGCCGATGCTTGATTTCAATGACACATCACCACCGGGAGAAACGGGCCGGCGCAACGTCAATGACAGCGAGCGGGACGAGATTCGCACTGAACTGATCGCACGCATGGAATCAGTCCTGACCACGATGTTTCCGGCAGGAAAGAAGCGTCGTGGCAAGTTTTTGATCGGGGACATCCTGGGCAGCCCGGGCGACAGCCTCGAGGTGGTGCTCGAAGGCGAGAAGGCTGGTCTCTGGACAGATCGTGCCACGGGTGATGGCGGTGACATCTTTGCCTTGATCGCCGCCTACCTCGGGGCCAACGTCCACACCGACTTTCCCCGGGTGCTCGACGAGGCTGCCGATCTGCTCGGTCGTTCGCGATCAGTGCCGGTGCGCAGCGCCAAGAAGGAAGCGCCGGTTGATGAACTTGGCCCGGCCACGGCCAAGTGGGACTACTTCGATGCCACCGGCAAACTGATTGCGGTCGTTTACCGCTACGACCCGCCCGGGCGCAAGAAGGAGTTCCGGCCGTGGGATGCCAAGCGGCGCAAGATGGCTCCGCCCGATCCTCGCCCCCTGTACAACCAGCCGGGGTTGGCTGCTGCTGGCCACATTGTGTTGGTCGAGGGCGAGAAGTGCGCGCAGGCACTGATCGCTATCGGCGTGGTGGCAACCACGGCCATGCATGGCGCGAATGCGCCCGTCGACAAGACCGACTGGTCGCCGCTGGCGGGCAAATCCGTGCTGATCTGGCCTGACCGGGATGCACCAGGCTGGGATTACGCTGACCGTGCATCGCAAGCAATCCTGAACGCGGGTGCAACCACGGTCGCCATCCTGGTGCCACCCGATGACAAACCGGATGGCTGGGATGCGGCCGATGCCATCCCGGAAGGCTTCGATGTCGGTGGATTCCTTGCCGTCGGCGAACGGATGCCGGTGATGCGCTCGGTCGAGGAGACACCACCACCGGATCTGCTGACCGGTGTCGATTGGACTACGGAGGACGGCTTGTCCTCGGCCTTCACCCGTCGCTATGGAGAGGACTGGCGCTACTGTGCGCTGTGGGGCAAGTGGCTGGTCTGGACTGGCGTGCGCTGGAATCCCGATCAAATCCTCTATGTATCTCACCTGGCGCGCGGTATCTGCCGGATGGCGTCACTCCAAGCGGACAGCCCTCGGCTCAAAGGCAAGCTGGCCAGCTCCGCCACGATCTCGTCCGTCGAGAAAATCGCACGCTCCGATCCCAAGCACGCGTCCACCGCCGAGGAGTGGGATGCGGACGTCTGGGCGCTCAACACACCAGGCGGTGTGGTTGATCTACGCACGGGCCGCATGCGACCGCACCGACGCGATGATCGGATGACCAAGGTGACCACGGCCACACCGCAGGGCGACAGCCCGACGTGGCGAGCATTCCTGGCCGACGTCACAGGCGGCGACGCTGAACTGATTGCCTACCTGCAACTGATGGTCGGCTACTGCCTGACGGGCGTAACCAGCGAGCACGCGCTGTTCTTCCTGTACGGGACAGGCGCGAACGGCAAGTCGGTGTTCGTCAACGTCCTGACCACCATCTTGGGCGACTACGCGGCCAACGCGCCGATGGACACGTTCATGGAGGCACGCACCGACCGGCATCCGACCGATCTGGCGGGCCTGCGCGGCGCACGGTTTGTGTCATCCATCGAAACTGAACAAGGTCGGCGCTGGAACGAATCCAAGGTCAAGGCCATCACCGGTGGCGACAAGGTTTCCGCACGCTTCATGCGCCAGGACTTCTTCGAGTACGTGCCGCAGTTTAAGTTGGTGATCGCAGGCAACCACAAACCATCGATCCGCAACGTGGATGAGGCGATGAAGCGGCGACTGCACCTGATCCCGTTCACGGTGACGATCCCGCCCGAACGGCGGGACGGCAGGCTGACCGAAAAGCTGCTCAAGGAACGGGACGGCATTCTGGCGTGGGCAGTCGAGGGCTGCAGTCTATGGCAACGCCAGGGCCTGAAACCGCCCGCCAGCGTGGTGTCGGCGACCGAAGAGTATTTCGAAGCCGAGGACGCGCTCGGGCAGTGGATCGAAGAGCGCTGCCTGCTGGCCAAGACCCACCGCGAAGGCGTGTCCGAACTGTTCGCCGACTGGCGCGAATGGGCAGAGCGCGCAGGTGAATACGTGGGCTCGGTCAAGCGCTTTTCCGAACTGATGGCGGCCCGCAAGTTCGAGAAATGTCGGCTGACCGGGGGCGCACGTGGCATCACGGGCATCGCCCTCAGGCCCAAGCCGTACAGCCACGGCTACCCCTACCGAGATGACTGAGCAATCCGGGCGAGTGACGGATTTGACGGGTTTCCTGATTGACGCGCTACGCGTGCGCGCACGTAAGGGATGTTCTTCAAAGAACCCGTCGCATCCGTCACTCGCCCTTGAACTGGAGCACGACGATGAACACGACGATCTTGGCCCTTGATCTGGGCACACACACTGGGTGGGCATTGCTGCACCTGGACGGCACGATTACCAGCGGCACGGAGCACTTCAAGCCGCAGCGATTTGAGGGAGGCGGCATGCGTTTTCTCCGTTTCAAGCGCTGGCTCAATGAACTGCTCTCGGCCAGCAACCACATCAACGCGGTGTTCTTCGAGGAAGTTCGACGGCACGCTGGCGTTGATGCGGCGCACGCCTACGGTGGTTTCATGGGACACCTGACCGCATGGTGTGAGCATCACAACATTCCGTACCAAGGCGTTCCGGTCGGCACGATCAAAAAGCACGCGACCGGCAAGGGCAATGCGGGCAAGGACGACATGATCGTGTCCGTCCGCCTGCGTGGTCACACCCCAGTCGACGACAACGAAGCCGACGCCCTGGCCTTGCTGCACTGGGCTGTCGAGTCACAGGAGGTGTGACATGAAGGTGCCGACACCCCAATACCGCTGCCCCCTGGGTCGTCTGCAGCCGCAGGCCACGGATCTGGACTCGATCAAGGAACGTGGCTGGCGTGACCAACACATCCTGGTGGTCAACGCATCCGACGAACGTCTGGACTTCATCGAGCGCGAGATCGTGCGACGCATCGGTGACCGGCTCTACGGAGGGCGACGCAATGACTAAGTGGACTATCGAGGACGTTGCTGCTCGGTTTGAAGAGGCAGCAAGCACCAGTCGACGGTTGCCTCCTGTTCGAGTGCAGGGTTACTTCAACTGCTGGCCCGCCATTGTCCGAAACGAGTGGGAGACCTTTGCAGCTGACGAGAGGGTTTATCGATCCTTTCCGCCGAGTCCAGACGCGATTGAACGAATGCTGGAAGTCATGCGCTGGGTGCAGTGGCTCCCAGTTGAGCAACGGCATCTCGTATGGATGCGCGCGAAGCGCTATGGCTGGCGTGACATCACGATCCGCTTTGCCTGCGACCGCACAACGGCATGGCGGCATTGGCAGCGGGCATTGCAGACGGTCGCAGATCAACTCAATGGTGCGGTGGTCGCGTAGGGTTTTGGCGTGATTTGGCGCGTATGGTCGGGGATGTGCACCATCACGCGGCAATCAGCGGTTTTTGCCCCTGCAACAAAACGACCTGATCTTGCGTAGTATTCATCTATCGTCTGGACAGAGGTGACGGCAGAGGAAGCAGCCCGGAAATCAACGGGTCCTTCCTGGCCAAAAACCAATGCGGGGGGCGCGAGCGCGACGCTTTTTTAGCGTCAGGGCGCGAACCAGGTTACCACCCGGCTAGGTTACCGGCCCCGGTTACCACCCCCAGGCGCAGTTGCCACCCCGCCAGAATCTTCATCTATCCAACCCGCCCGGCGGCAACGCTCGGCGGGTTTTGCTTTTGGGATTTTCAGTTTGAACACGCTCAACGTCGAGTACCGCAAGGTCGAGGCGCTGATTCCCTACGCCCGCAACCCGCGCACGCACGCCGAAGGCCAGATCGCCAAGATCGCGGCCAGCATCGTCGAGTACGGCTGGACGAACCCGATCCTGGTCGATGGTGACAACGGCATCATCGCCGGGCACGGACGTCTGGCCGCTGCCCGCAAGCTGGGTTTGGATCAGGTGCCGGTGATCGAACTGGCCCATCTGACTGTTGCGCAGAAACGGGCACTGGTGATCGCCGACAACCGGCTGGCGCTTGATGCGGGCTGGGACGAAGAGATGCTGGCCCTGGAGCTGGCCGATTTGTCCGAGGCTGGGTACGACCTGGCGCTGACCGGCTTCGAGGATGCGGAGATCGAGGCGTTACTGGCGGACGACGCGGCAGCTGAAGATATCAGCCAGGCGCAGGATACCGACGAACCGGACGCAGCGGACGACGTGCCGGACGCGCCCGCCGTGGCGGTGTCGCGCCCCGGCGATGTCTGGGCCATCGGTGCGCACCGGCTGATCTGCGGCGACGCCACCGACCGGGCCGTGGTCGCGGCACTGATGGACGGCGGCACGGCAAGGCTGTGCTTCACCTCGCCACCCTACGGCAACCAGCGCGACTACACCTCGGGCGGGATCGCCGACTGGGACGGCCTGATGCGCGGCGCGTTTGCACACTTGCCGATGGCAGTCGATGGCCAGGTGCTGGTCAACCTCGGGCTGATCCACCGTGACAACGAGGTGATCCCGTATTGGGATGCGTGGATCGCTTGGATGCGTCAGCAGGGCTGGCGGCGCTTCGCGTGGTACGTCTGGGACCAAGGGCCGGGCATGCCCGGTGACTGGCAAGGTCGACTGGCCCCAAGTTTCGAGTTCGTCTTTCACTTCAACCGGCAAAGCCGCAAACCGAACAAGATCGTGCCCTGCAAGCATGCAGGCCAGGAATCGCACCTGCGCGCCGATGGATCAAGCACGGCGATGCGCGGCAAGGACGGCGAAGTCGGCGGCTGGACGCACAAGGGCCTGCCGACGCAGGACACGCGCATCCCCGACAGCGTGATCCGCGTGATGCGCCACAAGGGCAAGATCGGCCAGGA